GGCTCATAAAACGCTGAAATAGATCTCCGAAGGCCTCCTCAAGCCTTCGAGTGTTTGACATGTCTGCATAGTAGTAAGCCTCTGCAATTTTTGTCGCGAAGCTCCCGGCGTTGGCCCGTTCTATCCTCCCGGCTGAGCGCCTAAATGCCTCGGACTGTTTGAGTTTAAGTAGTTGTTCGTCTGTCATGTTTATTACTCCTTTTGATTTTGATTGTATTACATTTCGTGTTTGCAATATATTGCCTTCACATATATATAGCATAAGAGAATCGTGCCAGGTTTTGAAATAGTCTTTAAAATCAACAACTTAAGAGGTCGACCAAAAACCCTATGCTATCAACCGCGGGGTTTTAATAGAAAAAATCAATGAGCATAAAAGTATTAAAAAAGAGTAGTGCTGCAAATGGTTTATTGTGAACCGAAGTATTCAATTTAGGTTTGCCAGGGCCTCCGGTTGCAGTTCCGCCGGTGTTCTGCTATTATTCGACCAATTCAGCGAAGCGGAGCAGTCCATTATGAGAGAAACAATCAGAGAAAAAATCAAAGAGACAAATCCTTTGGGAAGCCTGGGTAAGGGATTAACAAGTAAGCAAAAAAGATTTGCAGAGGAAGTGGCCAAGGGGGAGACGGGCGCCGAAGCATACCGAAGGGCCTACAACACGAAGGCCAAGCCCAATACGATAAAAAGTGAGGCATGTAAACTCAAGGCTCACCCAAACGTGGCCCAAACGATCGACGCGATAAACCGGGCAAATGAGGTGATGAAATATCAAACCTCCGAAGGCCTGCGGTCCCTGGCCATAAGTTCACTGGTCGAAGTCATCACGAACCCCGACACTTCGCCGGCGGTTCGCGTCCAGTGCGCCAAGATCATCGGCACAATGACAGAAGTCTCGCTCTTTACGCATCGAACTGAGTCGAAGGTTATCCACTCCAGTGACGACATCCGCTCCAAGATACTCAGTGAGATCAATGCCTTGATGAAGGCCAATGCTGAGGATGTCACAGAAAAGGACGTCGTGTCACTACTAAACGAGCTTAGCTCTGGCACGGCGGTCGCCGACCAGGAGACCCACCCCGATGGGGGGGCAACTAACGACGCGCAGGAGTCCCATGAAAATCTACATACTATTCCACAACCTCTGTCAGAAGAAAATTTAGATCCGTTAAATTTAAAGACCCCCGTCACTGATTTTGACGCACCTTGAAAAAAAATATATAAAAAAATTTACAAGAAATGGATGCAATAAGTAATTATTTAGAATTAATGGAACGCAAAAAGAAGCGGATTATTAGAACTATTCTGGGTTTCGATGCCTCACGAAAGGCGTCGAAATATCCAAAAGTATTAAATCCTAAGATGATAGCGAGTAAAAAGGATCTAAATTACAAACAGTGTTTAGAACTAAAGATGACAGAAAACCAAGCAAAAGTATTTATATTTATAGATGAGTATTGGAAAATGAAGGGTCACGGGCCGACGATTAGGCAGGTGATGGAGTATAGGAATAGTAAGAGTTTGGGGAGTACGCATGAAATAATACAGCGGCTTATTAAACTTGGAGTATTGAAGAAGGTAAAGGGAATGGAGAGAAGTATTAGGCCTGTGTATATAAACTTTAGGAAACTTGATGTCCCAGATTGAAGAGTTGTTATCTAAGCTTCCGGTAAAGGAGCAGGAGAAGTTCTTGGCGCAGATGACGCAGTACAAGGATGCGCTGCAAAGGGAGAAGTGCCAGGCTAGTTTTTTAGATTATGTAAGGTATATGTGGCCTGGGTTTGTGCATGGTAGGCATCATGCGGTGATGGCTAAAAAATTTGAAGAGGTGGTGCATGGAAATCTTAAGCGTCTTATTATCAATATGGCTCCTCGGCATACTAAGTCTGAGTTTGCATCTTACCTTTTGCCTAGTTGGTTCCTTGGTAACTATCCTGATAAAAAAGTTATCCAGTCGAGTAACACTGCCGATCTGGCTGTTGGATTTGGTAGAAAAGTTCGTAATTTGGTGGATAGCGAGCAATACGATTCTATCTTTCCTGGTATTGCTTTGGCTGCTGACAGTAAGGCCGCTGGTAAGTGGAACACCAATGCTCAGGGGGAGTATATTGCAATTGGTGTAGGGGGTACGATGACGGGTAAGGGTGCGGACTTAATGATCATAGATGATCCTCATTCGGAGCAAGAGGCTAGGTTGGCTCAAGGAGATCCGACTGTTTTTGATTCTGTGTTTGAATGGTATACGTCTGGGCCGCGTCAGCGTTTGCAGCCGGGTGGGAGGATAGTGATTGTGATGACTCGTTGGTCTGATAAAGATTTAACGGGGAAGATACTTAGGAACGCGGCGGGTGAGGATTGGGAAGTTATAGAGTTGCCTGCGATTATGCCGTCTGGTAATCCGTTATGGCCTGAGTTTTGGCCGCTTAAAGAGTTGATGTCGGTGAAAGAGGAGATTGGTGTTTATAAATGGAACGCCCAGTACCAACAGCAACCGACGGGAGAAGAAGGTGCAATTATTAAGCGGGAATCGTGGAAGAGGTGGAAGAGTGATATGCCGCCGCCTTGTGATTTTATTATTCAGAGCTGGGATACGGCGTTTACAAAATCGGAGCGGGCGGACTATTCTGCGTGTACGACCTGGGGTGTGTTTAGTTTAAATGAAGACCCAACTGATAAGCATATTATTCTTCTTGATGCGTATAGAGATAAGTTGGAGTTTCCAGAATTAAAGAAAGCGGCACTAGAAGGATATAAGGAGTGGCAGCCGGACGCGTTTATTGTTGAAGCAAAAGCTGCTGGTGCGCCGTTGGTTTTTGAATTAAGATCTATGGGTATTCCGGTCAGTGAATATACGCCGACCCGCGGGAACGATAAGTTTGTACGTCTAAACAGCGTGGCGGATTTATTTTCTAGTGGAAAAGTCTGGGCGCCAGATAAGAGGTGGGCGGATGATTTAATTGAAGAGATGGCACGGTTTCCTAATGCGGAACATGATGACTATGTGGATAGTTCAAGCCAGGCATTGATCAGGTTTCGACAAGGCGGGTTCTTAAGACTTCCAAGTGATGAGGAAGATGAGCCTAAATATTTCAGACGCAAGAAAGCATATTATTAAGGTGATCTATGGGTGAAAATGAAAGAGTCTATCCAATTCATGGCGGCTATTACCCACCTGGGACTGCGCCTGAATTACATTTAGCGGCTTATAAATATGCGGCTAAGAAAGGTTTAAATCTTAAATCTCCAGAATATTACTTGCCCGATACAAAAGAAATAACTAAAGACAATTACATACCAGCGCGGCGTGTCTCTCATAAAACAAAAGATGGCGTAGAGACGTTAGATACTGGGTATGACAAACAGACAATGGGTAAACTACTAGATGCTTATAAAGTAGCTAATAAACAATTTGGTGTACCTATGATGCACCCTAATAAGATAACGGCTATGGCGCTAGAAGAAGGTCGTTCTAATTTTGGTTTTAATGACTTTGATGAAAATAATAAACACGCAATGAATGTTTATAAAGCGTTGATCAAGCAAGGGTTTGATCCGTATGCAGCGGGTTTTCCTGCGGCAATTTTAGATAAACAACAAACGGCAGCTCGTTTAAATAAACCTTATTTTGAAGTTTGGAACGGTACTGGGACAGCAGCAAAGAACTATAACCAAAGAGTCAATAAAGCATTGGAGGTAGTAGATCATCCAAAAAATCAAGAGCTTAAACAATTTATTCAAGATAAACTAGGATATGTACAACCAGCGCCACAAAAAACAGCGTTGCAAGTAAATCCATTACTTCAAGTAAATCAACAACCAAATATTCAACCTACACAACCACCACCTGTGGATACGGTAGCGCAAAATATCACAGATATGCCAAGCGATTTTAAAGTTGGCGGAAGAGTAAGATTAATTTAAAGGTGAACTATGTTAGATAAAGCACTGTATTCAAACGTCCCTCAGCTCAATACGGTTGAGCCTGATATAGAGATTGAAGTTGAAAATCCAGAAGCAATGCACATTGGCATTGGCGGGCTGGAAATAGATTTAGAGCCGGACAAACAATTGTCGGATGACTTTGATGCCAACTTGGCTGAGGAGATGGATGAAGGAGAACTTCAATCCCTGGCTGGAAAGCTGATGCAAGAAGTAGACGATGATGTTCATTCCAGAAAAGACTGGGCTGAAACATATGTGAAAGGTCTCGAAGTATTGGGGATGAAA